ATCGTGGCCACAAACATTGCTATGGCACTCAACCCATTTAGCCTGATCGCTGCAGGTGTCGCGTTACTGGTCGCCGCGCTGGTCGTTGCGTACAACAAGTTTGACTGGTTTAAGACTGGCGTCAACGCAATCATCAACGGCATTCTTGGCGCATTTGAGTCTGTGGTCAACGGTGCAATCATGATGGTTAACGGCATCATCCGCGCTTACAACGCCATTCCAATTGCGCCAGACATCAACACAATCGCGCACGTCAACCTTCCAAGCATCGGTGGGAACTCGGCAACACAAGCCGCATCGCGCATGAACCTACCGCGCATGGCAGAAGGCGGAATTGTCAGCTCCCCTACTCTTGCCCTGATTGGTGAGGCAGGCCCAGAAGCAGTAGTGCCATTAGATCGCTTACAGAACGGTGGCGGAATCACTATCAACGTCACAGGCGGTCTTGCTACAAGTGCCGAGATTGGTGAAAGCGTTGTTAACGCGTTGCGCGCATACTCAAGGTCTGCTGGGCCGTTGCAATTACAGGTCGCCTAATGCCCGGCACAGCTGTCGTTGACTCAGGCAACTATGACCTCAAAATTGCTACAGGGTTTATTGTTGACGCGTTTACGTTTGACGACCCTATAAAGGGCGTACTTGACAACACTACATACGTGCTTGACGGCACAACCGAGTTTGCAGACGTCATGGACTCAGTAACCAATGTGATGGTGCGCCGCGGTCGCCGTGACGTGGGCGATCAATTCAGCGCTGGCACAATGACATTCACCATTCAAGACGTGGACGGCATCTTTAACCCGTTTGACGAAAACAGCCCTTACTACGACACCGCAGAAGCCAAGCCAGGTCTTGCACCATTGCGCGCCGTGCAACTTATTCGATACAGCAACACCAATGTGCCCGAATCAATCTTTTCTGGTTACGTTGTCAATTTTGATTATAATTTTGGTCTCGGAACTTTAGACACAGTTACTGTGTACTGCGCTGACCAGTTCTACCTGCTTGCACAAACCTACCTAAACGAATTAAACGTCGCAGACGAAACATCAGGCGAACGCATAGAAACAGTCCTAGACTTACCAGAAGTTGATTTCCCTGCAGGCGCTCGAGACATTGCTACAGGCACCGTCAACCTTGGCCACGCCGCCGCATACACCGTGCCGGCAGGAACAAACGTTTTGCAGTACATCACACAGATCAACGAAACCGCCGAGTTTGGTCGTTTGTTCATGTCGCGTTCTGGGGTGCTCACATTCCAAAATCGCATTGGCACGACTCTTAGCGCTCCTGTAGCCGATTTTCATGATGACGGCACAGAGTACAAATACGACGGCGTGGGCATCTCGTTTGAAGCCGACGCAGTCGTGAATAGAAGCGTTGTAACAGGCCTAAACGGCAACACCGCAACAGCCGACAACGCAACATCAATTGCAACTTATTTTATTCAAACTTCAAGCATCACAAACAGTCTGCTCCACGAACAACCATCAATTGACACCGCTGCTTCCTATTTGCTCAACCCAGAACCTGAAGCCCGTTACACATCCGTGGCAACCAAATTCCTGATGCTGACCACAGCCCAAAAAGACACGCTGGCAACCGTGGACATCGGCGACACCATCACCATAGAAAAGACATTTCCAAGCGGTGCCGGCACGACCCAGTTGGCCCAAGAGCTGTCAGTTGAGGGCATTGAGCATTATCTGGACTTCAGCACAGGCCACAGGGTGCTTTACTCAACCGCGCCGACCACGATCGTGTTTGAATTGATATTGGATGACGCGGTGTATGGCACACTTGACGAAGAAAATGTTTTAGGATAAGGAGCAATATGCCACTTACTACATACACCGCCGGCGAGGTTTTGACCGCAGCGTCGCTTAACAACAATTTTGCTGCAGCTGGCGGTCTGCAGTTCGTAAAAGCACAGACTATTGGAACAGGAGTTTCGGCTGTCACAGTTACGGGCGCATTTAGTGCAACTTATGACGCATACAAAATTATAATTACTGGCGGAGTTGCTTCGTCGTCAAACGCGCAAATTTTATTAACGTTTGGTGCAACAAGTTCTGGTTACAAATGGGCATATCTTTTTGGAAATACAGCAAATGGTGCTGGCGCATCAAGTTCTGCCGCCGGGTCAAGTATTCCAATTGGAGAAGTTAACACGAACATTGTGCAAATGAACGCAGAAGTGTTTAACCCGTTTTTGGCTAAACACACTTATGTAAACGGCATATTGGGATTTAACGATACGAACAACAATGGCAGAGGCCCAGTTACGTCTATTTTGCAAGACGCAACCTCATACACGGCGTTCACTTTGACTGCTGGTAGCGGAACATTAACGGGTGGCACAATTCGCGTTTACGGTTACGCAAACAGTTAGGAAACAACATGACTTACATGGTGCAAATTGATGACGAAGTACGCGAAGCAACACCAGAAGAAGCCGCTCGAATTGAAGCAGAACAAAACGCATCTAACCCAGCAAACGAATAATGCGCTGGCGTTATCTGCTCGGCTATGCCGTGCTCATCGCAGTCGTTGTGTGGGGATGCTCTAGCTGTGGGTATAACGGGTCATACCGTTACCCATGCCAAGACGCTGCAAACTGGGAAAACCCAGAATGTCAGCCACCATTATGCAACCCATCTGGAACGTGCACTCGAGATTTGATTTATGAAGAACCGCCTCAAACCTGAAGACCTACACGCACGCTTGATTGTGTTTGTTGGCGCAATCATGGCGGTCGTTTTTGCCATAACAGTCATCGGATTTGTATGGTCACTCATGTTTGTGACCCAGCCGATCGGAAAACAAGCACCCAATGACGCCGCGTTTATTGATCTCTTATCCACGCTGACCGTGTTTATGACCGGCACGTTGTCAGGCTTAGTGGCCAGCAACGGACTAAAATCTAAAACAAAGGACAAAGGAGCAGAAGATGAAAGCAAGTGACAAAGCCCTACTCGCCTCATACGGTCGCTCAATGCTCGCCGCCGTTGTCGCGTTAGCCGTTACAGGCAACACCGACCCATCAGCACTTTTAGCAGCTGCGATCGGCGCGGTCTGCCCAACAGCATTGCGTTACTTCAACCCCAAAGACATGAAGTTTGGCCGTGGCAACAGCCAAAGCTAACCCCGACGCAAGACCATACACAGGCAACAGCGACGGCGCATCCGCTGGCCCACGTGCCGGCATGAACGAGTTTATAAAACAAGTACTGCATCACTCAAACAACGCCATGTTCAATAATGGGTCGTGGGGTGTGCGCGACGTCAAAGGGAAACCAGGTTCCCTAAGCGTTCACGCCACCGGCAGGGCGGTTGACTTGTCTTATCGAGGCGGTGAACGTCACCCAAACGCATCACGCAAAGCAGCTTTACCGTTCATTGAACTGCTTGTTGCACACGCCAATGATCTGGGCATTGAAATGGTTATTGACTATTTCCCTGCACCGTACGGTCGGTCATGGCGTTGCGATCGTCAAGCATGGAAAAAGTACAGCAAGCCAACGGTGTCAGGTAGCCCTGGGGGCGACTGGTTCCACGTGGAGATAACCCCACAGGCCGCCGACTCGGTGATCTTTGTAAAAGCCGCATTCTTAAAGGTGTTCGGGGAAATCCCACCTAAGGCTTGATCTATGTTCTAGGGTCGGAGTACCGACAAAAGGACAGGCAATGACTGAACCGCAGATCGTTGATTACAGCGTCTATACAGGAGTGATGGACAACGGCCAAGAAATCTTGGTACAGATCTTTACCAGCCCAGAGTCGGGCAAGTTCCTACTGGGACAAATCGCATTCAGAACGGCAACCTCAACTTGGGGTCAGCCCATACCTTTGGAGAAACGATGAACTATTTAGCAGAAAAAATCATAGGTCTAGTGCTTTGTACGGTCTTTGGCTTTACGGTCGCTGTAGGCGCTCCTAGCGCGTCTGGTAGCCAACCTGACACCATCGCCTTAGCACCGATCAGCGTCCAGCCGTACCTGATTGAGCCAACCACGACTACCAGCTCAACGATTTACATTGACCCGTACACGTCAGCCTGTGAGCAGTTCAGCGCGCTTGCCATCAACCTTGGTTGGCCTGCCGATCAGCGCACCGTGCTTGAGTCTGTGATGGCACGCGAGTCAAATTGCACACCACAGGCCCACAACAAAACGCTAAACAAAGACAAGTCACAGGATTACGGGTTGCTGCAAATCAACGATCGGTCATGGACAAAATGGTTGCAGAAAAAAGGCATTATCAACGAGACGTCAGACCTGTTACACGCTCAGACTAATTTGCTCGCTGGATTAGCAATTTACAACTACGGGGTCGAGCGCTACGGGTTCGGCTGGGGGCCATGGAGCGTTAAATGAGCGAAGGTAGTGCATGGAATCAAGGCGAACTTACCGAAGAAACCCGACGAATGGTATTGGAGCAAGCAATGAATACAAATCACACAATGGCCGTATTTAGTTTGATAGACGAAATTACAAACGTGAGCACCAACCCTCACGCAAGCATCATTCAGCGTCTTAAAGGCATGAAAAACTCGCTGTCACTAGAAGACCCGATGCCATTACACGATGTGACTACACTCGATCTTGCAATCAAAGCACTACAAGCACATTCCTAACCGACAAGGAGATTCCGACAATGAAAACCTGCACGATCTGCAAAGAAACAATTGCCTACCCAGACATTCAAGGCAAAACACATTTCGTATGTGACGGCCGTGTGCCGGCAAGAAAACAAGCGCCATTCATCCAAGGCATGATTGCTTCGCAAGCGTCTGCCGATGCGCGTTGGACAAAGATTGAACAAAACCAAGTTGACGCTGCGATCTTGCACGTTGCGCGCATTAAAGGCTTCTTTACATCTGACGACATTTGGAAACACCTGGGCGATGAGTTCCCAGTTACCAAGGGCATCGCTGGTCGGCTCAATGCAGCTGCGCGTCGTGGACATATTCGCAACACAGGCGAACTGGCGTATGCCCAGCGCGGTGGACAACATGACCATGCACAGCGTTTAAGCGTGTGGGCAGGCATCTAATGGGCTTTGATCTAAGCAACTACGAGACAGTCGAGCAACGCCTAGTCCGCTGGTGGGCTGCATACCCAAACGGTCGCGTCTATACGTGCATGATGAACTACACAGGCGATGCTTGCGTGTTCTATGCAGAGTTGTACGCCGACAAGGACGACAAGGTGCCAGTCGCAACAGGCTACGCAGAAGAAATCAAATCCGATCGCGGAGTCAACGCAACCTCATTCGTGGAGAACTGTGAGACGAGCGCCATTGGTCGCGCGATTGCCAACTGCCCATTACAAGGGTCTGGTGGCGCGCCTCGGCCGTCGCGCAATGAGATGCAAAAAGTTGAGCGCTTAGGCGGCTCACCACAACCGTCTGGTCAAGTGCACGTTCCCTCTGGTGCATTTGCCACACCAAAACAGATCGGCTACATCAAGAAACTAGCCAAGGACAAGGGCATGGATGATCTGGCATTGCTTGAGATGATTCAACTCAACCTAAACGATGACAGCGCAGTATTAGAGCTGCTCAAATCACACGAAGCAAGCAAAATCATTGAGAGGCTAAAATGACACTAGAAGAACTAATCAACGCAATTGAGCGCTTACAGGCTTTATATCCATTGCTTAGCAAAGATCAGAATGAAGCGGAACAAAAGATCAGATGGGCCATTAATCATTTAGCAGACAAAATATGGACGGCGTCGCTGTAGTGAAGTTAGACCCAAAGATCAGCGAAGCCGACTTCAAAGACATGGTTATCAACATTGCCAAACGGTACGGCTGGCTGGTACATCATGATCTGCCGGCACAGAACAGTCGAGGACGCTGGATGACAAACGTGCAAGGCGACGTGGGCTTCCCTGATCTGTTCATGGTGCATCCGTTCCAAGGCGGTCGGCCGTTGGTCATTGAGTTAAAAGCAGAGAAGGGCAAAACAACGCCTGGACAAAAGATTTGGTTGAACGCGTGTGAGATGGCTGGATGTCATGCAGCGGTCTGGAAGCCAAGCGACATGGAGTACATTCTCTACACTCTCAGCAATCCCAGACAGTAACAATTGGCTAGTAGCACGACCTAAGCCATTCGCACGGCAGTTGGTGACACACGGAAACGTGGGTAGATCGGCGCGCCCCGAATCATGCAAGACGAAATGAAACGGGCAAAGCGCCGAGGCGAGTCGTAAACATAATCGACTGAATGCAAAGGGAACCAGGATGGGCAATCTGGTGGGTGGAGCATTCACACATCTGTTGACCTGCAGATGACATACAGTTAACAAACAAAGAAAGCACCGACATGAACCCGACAACAAACACAACTCACCACAACCAAGAGCAAGGCGCTTGCGCCGCGCTAGCACAAGCCGAAGGCGCGTGAGATGACACCAAGCCAAGACAAGAAATTACAACAGAATCGAATTGCTGAAAAACGACGCAGAATTAACGGCCGATTGCTAAGTCATGCAAACATGAAAAAGCGTGGGCGTTGCGCATTGCATCCGATTTACAATGCCGGACAAGAACTGACAGTAACCAACAAAAACTTGCCAATGTTCTGTTGGGATCACTTAGACCGCAATCAAAAGACC